GCCAAGTCTATATGGACAGCAGTAAAAATTTAAACCAATGCGATGCTAAAAGTCTCGAATTAAATAGTCGGATTGACGATAAAACTACGGGATATTGTGATGACGGAAGCGAATCCCTAAAAAGAACGGCTGGGAAGCCAGATGTAGGGTGGTTGGAAGATGTAAGCAATAAAAAAACAGGACTTGGATTTGCTGAAACCTGCGATCCGGCGCAGACAGGTCAAATTGTTAATGACCCAGATGGCGACACGGGCACGATCTATAGATATTCTAAAGCATTGCGGGGATGCGATGAAGCCATGTTAGATATGTTTCGAAACATTGTCGCCATTGATGAAGACGGAAAAGCCCATCCTATCCCAATTATCTGGGCAACTCAAGAAAAAGCAGTAGCGGCAGTTATGCAGGATAATGTTCGCAAGGACAATAGTTTGGTAGTAGATAGAATCAAATTGCCAATGATGGCCATTAATTCATCTGACATGGTGTTCAACCAAGATAGATATATTTACCACAAGGCCACGGATTACATGCGGTCGATGAGGACTGACAACAAACCGGGCTTTACCACTTCTGAAAAACATGAACGAGATACAGTTTTTGGTGTGTCTAGAGGATTGCCAGTTGATGTTTCATACACGTTATATGTTTGGACGTTATATGTCGAAGACATGAACCAGATTTTAGAGCAAATATTACTAAAATTCTCCCCAATTGCATACATAAAAGTAAGAGGTGTATATTGGGAAGTTGGAGTCAAATTAGATTCAATAGCAAATAACATTGATGTAGAACCTGGAGATCAAAATGTCAGAGTCATTAAGTACCAATTTACTTTAACTGCTGAGACATTTATTCCACAACCAATAAAAAGAGACAAAGCTGTATTAAAAACGAGAGTTGAAGTAGTAAATAGTATTGATCCTGATAGGGTCACTGATGTGCTATCGAGATTACAAGAAGCAGTAGAGGGTTTAGAATGATAGAGATTACTAACAGACAAAAATTTCCAGTCCAACTAGTGGTTCGTTCCAGAAAATCTACCAACAGCTTTACCACATTAAACATCCCCGGCATCGGTGCCGGAAAAAATGTTTATTTGCTGGAAGATGAGAGAGCAACAGAGTATATAACTCGTGTAAAAGACTGGGGCTTAATTAGCCTTCGTAACGTACCGGATAATCAAAATTAAGGGAGAAAAGAGAAATGGCAATTTTAAAAGGTTTTCCACCTTCCAACACAATTAGCCCAAGTGTTAGAATAATTGAAAAAGATCTAAGCTTCGTGCCCCCGGATCAAAGTTTCCACCGGGCAGCAGTGATTGGCTTTGCATCTAAAGGCCCAATTAACATTCCAACGATGATAAGAAACAGAACAGAACTTCATAGAAGTTTTGGGTTTCCACATCCTAAGGACGGAGATCCTTATCTGATTTATGCCGCAATGCAATATTTGATGGTGGCTAATCAGTTATATGTCGTCCGTGTTGGCGATACAAATAACGCAAGTCACGAACGTGCCGCAACCGCACAAGTAGCAGTTGCAGATGCAGGTGGTGGAATCGCTATTGATGCCTTAACGTCAAGTGAACATGGCCCAGGGACTGCTACTCCCGGTTCATATATATTTTCAAAAGACGCTTTCTTTAGATGGCGTCTTAATGGCGTTCTGGCCTCGAAGGTTTTAGTCGTACTCGACGCAACCTACACGGCTGCCGAACTCGCCGCAGATTTAAACTCTCAGTTAACCACTTTTGATGGGATTGAATTCTATTCAACAATTCCAGGAACTCCCGCAAACGACAAACTTGCCCTTAAAGCTAGTTGGGCTTATGGGCCTAGCTCCAGTTTAGAGTTAGTATCTGTTCAAGACGCCATATATGGTGGTGCCTATAATACTGGTGGAACCGATGCTTCGCTTCAAGGAACGGGACAAAGTGGTGTCAACCCAACAGGTTTGGGAACTAGCATGACACAAGCTTCCGTAACTGGCGTAAATGATTTTGCCGGTGCTTGGACTGCTGATTCGCTTGCAGCCGGATCGTCTGCCGCTTCCAGAACCATAAGCGTTGTGGTTGATGGTACTGACAATGTTTTAGTTGATCAAGTTCAGCAAGACATTGTTTTGGCCGCACTCGACGATACTACTTTGCAAGAAGTGGTTACCGCAATTAATGCTCAGATTACTGCTGGGACTATTCCTGGTGGATTTGTCGCCTCTGATGAAAACGGCGAGGTGGACAGCGTGGCGGGAACGGAGTTAATGCTTACGACGTTGCATCGTGGTAGAGATGCGAAAATCCTTGTAAAAGCCGGTGGATTTACAGCACCTGGTTTCCCAAACACAACCAAAATGGGTACAAGCCCAAGCGTTGTTTCCGGTGCTGGTTCCGAAGAAACCGCAGGAATCCTTACTGGTGGCGTGAGTGACGGTTCATTATCTGTCACCTTTACTGCTGACAGTGCTGGTATCGAAGGCAACACGACACAAGTTATCGTTAAGAACGATAACCGTGAAGGCACCTTCCAAGTTGATGTTTATACCAACCTTGGTGATGATCAACTTGAATCTTGGGGAAATCTAGTCAAGGACTCAACTAGCCGTTTCTATGTAGAAACTTACCTAGTATTAGTTTCTGATTACATTCGTGCTATTGATACTACTAGCAATTCGGCTCCTCCTGCTGATGGGACTTACTCATTAACTGGTGGTGCAGATGGTATCCCCGCCGATCCAGATGATCAGGATACGATGTTAGCTGGTAATCCTGTTGCGTTTAGTGGTTTGTATACGATATCTGAACCGGAGCAAATTGACCTAGACCTTCTGTGTTGCCCAGGCAAGGCTTCGACAACTATTATTCAGGCTATGCTTGAAATTTGTCAGAACTACAGACACGATTGCATGGCAATCATTGATCCTCCGTTTGGCCTGACTGTTCAGGAAATCACAGACTGGCAAAATGGGACACATCCGCTTAATGGTACAAGATTTGATAGTGATTTTGGAGCATTGTACTGGCCATGGCTAAGAATGCGTGATACGCATAATAAAGTTGATGTCTGGGTTCCGCCCAGTGGTTCGGTTATGGCTGTGTATGCCAGAAGCGATCAACTCGCCGCACCATGGTTCGCACCAGCGGGAATTATGAGAGGTCAAGTGCCTAATATCTCTGACGTGTTTAGTCGTCCGACTCTTGCCGAAAGAGATTTAATGTATGGAAACCGAAACTGCATCAATCCAATTGTTCAGTTCTCTGACACAAGCGACTTTGTAGTTTGGGGTCAAAAAACCATGCAGCGTAGACCAACGGCCCTTGATCGTGTAAACGTTCGTCGAATGATGTTCGTTATTGAGAAGAGAATTAGAGCAGCATCAAGAGTGTTGCTCTTTGAACCGCATGACGAAACCTTCCAACGAGCTTTCAAAAATATTGCAACTGATATTTTAAGAGACGTTCAGGTTGGTCGTGGCTTGACAGCCTTTATTGTTCAAGCTGATGCAGATTTGAATACGCCGGATGTTGTAGATCGCAACGAATTCCGTGCAAGAATTGGTGTTCAACCAACGAGAGCCGCTGAATTTATCTTCATCGAATTCTCGCTACATAGAACAGGAAGCTTCACAGAAAATACTGACGTATTTTAAAACCGATTCGTCGTAACCGGCGTTTCTAACCTAAAAAAAACTAAGGAGATATTAAAATGGCAGAAAATATGGGCATGGGGGTCCTTGGTGGCCCGACACTAGTATTTAAACGAAAATTTAGATGGACGTTTGAAATTAAAGAAATTTGCGGTGGGGCGGAAGTTCCTAAGCACTTTGTTAAATTAGCAAGCCGTCCGAACATATCGATTGAAGAAACAGAAATCAATTACCTTAATGCTAAAACCTGGATCCCAGGCAAAGCAACTTGGGAAACGATAACGGTCACTTATTATGACGTTGCGACGAATGAAAATGCGAAACTTTATACGTGGCTAGCTTCTGTTTACAACTTCACCGATCCGGTCAAAACCACACAAGGAAAGCACAGAAGCGACTATAGTGGTACTGGGATGTTGACCTTGTATGATGGTTGCGGAGTACCACTCGAACTCTGGACCTTAAGAGACCTATGGCCTCAAGCAATCAACTTTGGTGAATTAGATTATTCTTCGTCAGAAGAAGCAACAATCGAATTGACCTTACGTTATTCGCAAGTTGCTTATGAACCATTATGTCCCGTATTCGACATCACACCGTGCTGTGATACGGATTGCGGTGCGAACGCATCTGGTGGCGGACGACCTGTTCCCCAATCGATCAACACCATCTGATGAAGCCTTAATGTTTGGAAAGGGCGGAAGGATACACAATAGGAGAG